TCGTTTTAGTTTGCGTCCTGCCCGGTGATAGCGCAGGATACCGGAGTCGGCAGGGCGTCGACGGAAAGTGAAACTGACATGACTCTCATCACAGGCAATACCTACCCCGTGAAAACCCAACTCAAGGCACTCGGCGCCAAGTGGAATGCGACACTGGGTAGTTGGGAGCTCGCCGACTCACTCGCCGACCAAGCTTGGGCGCTCGTCGAGGCGCTTCCCGCGAAGCCGGCGCGCAAGCCGAGCCGCCCGCGAGTCTGGGGCCCATGCCCGCCTGGGATGAGCGTTGGCGAGCTCGGCGTCTGGTAAATGGCCTAGACACCCGGCCGGGCTCGCGGTAGTCTGGCCGGTATGCCAGCCCCCGGTCAGTCAAATTCCAGCCAAGGCTCGGAGGGCCGTAGTAGCCCCCCGCTTGCCGACCCGTTTGCCTCGCGCACCACTGCCCCCGCGGGGCCGAACATGGCGGAGGACAACCCCGTTGTGAACTGCCCGCCACCGGCGAGCCTGAACGGCTACCGCCCGAACCCTGACCAATTCGTGCTGCCGAACGGCGCAAGGCCGCGGCCGTAACGTGGCATGCGAGCTGACGCTCAAGGGGTCGCTCTCGGTTCCAGGCTCGGGTTGCGGCTCGGGATCTGGCGGCTGCGGCTCCGATACTGGCTCCTCAAAAACAGTATCGCTCTCGTTTTCCTGTGCCGGTCAGCAATACCAGGCGATTAGGGGCTCGGATTGTGTCGAACGCATTCAGACCCTGGGCGCGCCCGGGTCTCAGTTCGTTGACCTTCCGTCAATTTCTGGGCTGACGGCCATTGAATTCCTGTACCTGAAAACATCGAACCCGTTGATCGTGCGGGTGGGCGCGGCCCCTGCAACGAAACTCGGTTCTGGAGGCGTTTTCCCGACCGGTTTCGTGGGCGGGGAAACCTTTGCCGTGACTGTCGACGGCGTAGCCGTGGCTGTCGTGTTCACGATCGGCGCGCAAACCGCGCAGCAGGTCGTCAATCAGGTCAATGCGGCGGGGGCGCTTGCGGGGCTGGCCTACGCGGTGGCGTCTGTCGCCACTACCGGACAGATCCTTCTCACTGGCGCGCTCACTGGCCCGCTCGGCTCGATCGTTGTGACGACGCCGAATGCTGTCATCGGGTTCGCGGCGACGGGAACAACGGTTGGCGGAGGCGTCGACACGTACATCAATGGGGTCTACATGGTGCAGTTCGACAAGTCGAACGCGCCGTCATTGATCCAGGTCAGCGGCTCTGCGGGCATAGAGGTGCTAGCGGCCGGGACATCGACTTAGGCAGCCGGTTTTGGCTGTTAACTGGGCAAATTTGACACAAAACGCAGGGCTAGGAGCGCACGCACATGGCTAGATCACTACGCGATATTCTCAATGAGGGCGAGCAGGGCAAGGTCGGCAACGCCAACCAATTTAGTTACATGGGCAGCATGCAGGCGCTCGCCCCGCGGCATACTGGCCAAGCGGTTGTGACGTCTAGCGTCATCGTGCTCCCGAACAACGCCAAGGCGGTCCGTGTCATCGAGGCGTTCGGCGTCACCGGCACGGTCACCGGGCAATTTACGCCCGTTCCGCAAGGCGTTCCTGCTACTACGCAGGTATCGACAAACCCGGCGGGCGACATTGTGTTTGCCGCGGCTGACGCCGTGACACTGGCCGAAGTGACGTACCTCATTGCCGAGGGCCAGATCATCACCGATCTAGTGCAGGTTGTCTCGAGCAACGCGACCTTGCTCGGCAACCGCGCTGGTAGGATTCTGATCGCGGCGTCTGTGTTAACGGGCGTGGCACCTGGCGCTGTGACTCCGGCGGCCAGAAGCGCCGCGGCCGCCGCAACAACTACGGCTAAACTCAGCCTTTCGGGGCTGATTGTGAACTTCAATGCGGCGCAGGTCGTGACCGGTACGGCAAGCGTGACGTACGTAGCGGTGCCGAGCGTCGGCAGCGCGCTCACGAGCCTCGGACTCAACCTGGACGCGCAAACGCAGAACTGGTGACCGAGTAGCAGCAAACCAGCGCCCCCCGGCAACGTGCCTCGGGGCGCTTTTTGCGTGGGAGACCAACAATTTATGTCTGATGACCAGCCAGAACTGACACCGCCCCCCGCGACTCCGGGCGTGCCCGCCGAACCGAGCGATCTGACGCTCACGAGCGCGCAGCTCACGGCCCGGCTAGAGCGGCACTACAAGAGCCAGCTCCGCAAACAGTTCGGGACGGACGACCCGTCGACGATCACGGCCCAGCTCGACGCCGCCAAGGCGTTCGAGGCCGCGGAATCCGAGCGCAAACGCGCCAGCATGAGCGAGCTCGAACGCGTGCAGACGGAACTCAAGACCGAGCGCGCGACCCGCGCCGCGGCCGAGGCCGAGCGCGATCAGGTGCGCTACGAGAATCACATTGCCGGGGTTTGCGCCAAGCTCGGGGTCAGAAACATTGAGTACGCGATGCATATCGCGGGCCGTGCCGCGGGCGCGCTGCCCGACGGCGAGGTGCTGGACGTATCGGAATACCTCACGGCCCAGATTGCGGCCCCGACGAACCGGGCGGCACTTGGCGTCGACACCGCCCCGACTCAGGTCGCGGTAGGCGTACAGACGACTCCCGCCGACCCGTCGCAACCCACCCCTCAGCCGCCTCCGGCTGGGCCAGGCGCCCCGCCCCCTGTGGACGCTATGACCATGACCCCTGCCATGTTCCGGGCTCACATTGCCGGCCTTGGGGGCCATTAAAATCGCTAGACATGCGCCGGCTTCGCTGGCAAGATCAGATCAATCGTAACCAGTGCACTAGAGCCACCCACGCACTACGCCGGCGGATGACCAGGCGGACCGGGCAAAGGAGCACACAAATTCAACCCTAGGAGGGTTTTTTGTGGCTATCTCACTCGCTTCTATTGGCGTGCCTACGGGCCTGACCAACATCATCCAGCAAAACACTCTTCAGCGCCAATTTCAAGACGCGCTATTTCCTCTGATCATGTTCCGCGCGGAGGCGGTGCCCGAGAACTGGGTCACCAACCTCGGCGAGCGAACGATCTTCACTCGCACCGGGCTCATGCCCGTGAACATTGTTCCGCTCGCGCCCGGCACTGATCCTCAGCCGTCTGGCTACGGGACGGAGCAGTGGGCCGCGGAAGCCCGGCAATTTGGCGGGTCTATCCCGACGCACATGCCGTCGGACTATGTCGCGCTAGCGTCGTTGTTCCTCACGAACACCAAGACGCTCGGCTTGAATGCCGGCCAGACGATGAACCGTTTGGCGCGAAATAGGCTCTATTCCTCGTACCTTGAGGGTGAGGCCATGGCGCGCGCCGCGGTAGGTGTTGGCGTGCTGCAGATCCAGGTAAGCACCATCAGTGGGTTCACTGAGCGAATTCTCAATGGCACGATCGTTCCCGTCTCTGCGGCGGCGCCGATCCCGGTTACGTTCACTGGCACCGAGCCGGCGAACTTCGTCGTAGCGGCGACCCCGAGCGACCCAACCAAGCCGCTCGGCAACGGCACTATCACTCTCGCAACTGCGACCACGGTTGGCGTTGCTATCCGCGAGGGCATCAAGACTTCGTTCCGAAGCTTGCGCTTGCGCGTGGGTGCCGGCGCGACTGTCGACGCGCTCACCTCGGCCAGCATCATCACGTTACAGGACGTCATCGGCGCTGTAACACGGTTGCGTGACCAGAACGTGCCGACCCACCCCGACGGTCGGTACCACGTCCACCTTACTCCTCAGGCGGAGCAAGAGTTGTTCGCGGACAACGCGTGGCAGCGGTTGCACCAGTCACTACCTGACTCCCTGGCGTACCGTGACTATGTGGTCAACGACCAGGTGGGCTGTTATTTTTATCGCAACACGGAAACCCCGTCCGTGAACACAATTTCCGCTACCCAGGCAGATCCGGGCGGCGCGGGCGGCGCGTTGTGCGCGCCTGAAATCGGCGGCGAAGTCACCAACGCTTCGGGAGTGAATATCCGGCGTGTTATCGTGACCGGCGGCGCGGCGCTGTACGAGAAATACATCGACGAATCGAAGTACATCACCGAAGCCGGTGTGCTCGGGAAGATCGGAAATTTCTCCGTAGTGAACGGCGGTCTCGCCGTCATGACCGACCGGATCCGCTTCATCCTCAAGGCACCGCAAGACGACTTGCAGCAAGTGGTCAAGCAGGTTTGGAGCTGGTCTGGCGACTTCCCGGTTCCGTCCGACGCGCTCTCGGGCGATGCTGCGCGCTACAAGCGTGCAGTGGTGATTGAGCACGCCTAGTCCCACCAAGTGCCGGGGTAGAGGGCTACTCCGGCACGCACCAACGAGTGAGATATGTCTCAAAACAAGCACAAACACGCCGATCCTGTCCTCGTCGAGGAGCCCGTACCGGCAACGGAGCCAGCCCCAGGGCATCCCTACAGGGTGACTAAGGGCGGCCGCTACGTCATGGCGGGGCATATCACCAAGCTTCCGAATGGCGCGCTTGTGACGTCTCTCACTCACGATTTTGCGGACCTTCGGGCACAGGGCATCGAATTCGCTCCGGCGACGCGAGTCGTCACAACTGAGGGCCAGCTTGGCGTCCAGAAAAGCGTAGTCGAATGATTCAGCCGATGAATGGTTCGGGCGGGAAGGACTACGGGGCCGATCCTGAGAGTTCGAAGGGCTTGGGTCCGCTCAAAGGCTGGCCGACAGGCAAAATCAAAGGTCTCGCTAAGATCGTTGTCCCGAAGAAGGCCGAGAAGGGCCGAGACAAGATCAAGGGGATCAAGAACGACAAGACGAAGAGCAAAATCGACGACGAGAACCGACCCAAAGACGACTGACATGGCGTTCGAACCGAGTGAAAAAGCGCGCATCAAGCACTTTCTGGCGTATCCGGATTGGGTTGCTCTGGCGCAGTCTATTCACCTGGGATATCCGAGCGCGAGTCAACCAGCGTATCTCGTAGACGATGCTTTCCACCGCATGAGTGCGGGCGGTGAGTCGAGCGTGCGCACTGACCTGTGCGAACTTGAGGATATCGAGGCACAGAAGCGCGATGCGCGGAGCCGATACAAGGCCCGCAAGCTTGGCGCTCTCGAAACGAACCCCGACGAGCAACGCATGCTCGACCGAGACATGACGTACTGGTCTTTGCGACTTGCGAGCGATCTGGGCGTTGTGACCAACCCCTACGCGGCTAGCTCCTACATGGGGCTGACGAGCGGCGCTGGGACGACTAACGCGGTGGTCAATGGCTGATTGCACCGACAACCCGCGCATCGAGCAGCCGAAGGACGACCTCCGGCTGCATCCGAATTGCAGCCCAGGAAGCTCGCTCACGGAGCAACTCGGCAAGGTTGCCGACGACTTGCGGCAACTCTACACTGACCTTGGGTCGCGGCCCTACCGGTTGTTTTCCGTGATCGAGGGATGGAGTGGCGGCGAGGAAGGCCGCGGTACGCTCACCACGCTGTTTGAGCGCGAGTTTCTGCCGACTCCGAACCTAAACCTGAAACCGTTGCGCATCCGGCTACCCGAGGGCGGCTACAGCGACAATGGTTTTCACACGATTACCGAAATCAGCCCGCGGCTGACCGAGGACCAAATCCGAGGGCTACTGCACGGCGCGCCGTTGCCTCCTGGCCAGTACGGGTACCTCGAAACGCGCATCGACTCGCGCGACGGGCAGACCGAGCGGCGCCGGTTCGTGGTGCGCGGCGTGCCCTGGCGCGACGCCGAGAACTTCCAGTGGGTGGTCAAGTGCAGCCCACAACAACCATCGCGGCACCGCAACGGCACGCCCGACCAGCCGAGGGCACGGTAATGAGCGTTGATATCTCGCTGTGGGCGTTCGCATCCGAGATGAAGTATCTTGGAAATCGATACAAGAAAAAGGGTGTCCGGGTAATCCAGGAAGTTGTCGCGCGAAGCGTCGCCACGGTCGTGCAGAATATCCAAAGCCCATACGGCGAACATGATGCCCCCGTAGACACTGGCGGCCTCATGCAAAGTGTCCGGGCCCGGAACATACCCGACGGGGCGATCCTCTCTGTTGACGCGCCACACGCGGCGTTTGTGGAGTACGGCACGCGGCCGCATGTGCCCCCGCTGCTGCCGATCTACACGTGGGCCGTGCGCCGGCTTGGACTCGACGAGGATGAGGCATACGGCGTCGCCATAGCCATCCAGACCAAGATTTCCGAGCAGGGCACTGAGCCTCGCTGGTACTTCAAACGGTCGATGCATGCGGTCCGAGCGCGGCTTCGTCGCGAGTTCCGATTGGCCTTTGCCCATGGGTTTGCCAAGTGACAGTCCTCGCCATGGGGACCCCGCTACGGGTCACAACGGGCCCCGATACGTTCCCGCAAGCCGCCACGCCCACGCTCGGTCCGCGCGGTGCGGCGGCTAAGATCCTGGCGGCGTTCCTCGGGTGCGCGGTGTTCGTTGTCTACGGCGGGGAGGCGCAAAACGAGGCGTTCTCCCTGAACGCCGTGCGGCACACATGGGCGACTCCGGGCGAGCCGCTGGACTACCCGGTAGCCTCGATTCTCGAATCAGAAATCACGGTCGGCGGGCAGCTCGTTCCGTTCCCGCTCGAAGAGACGATCGACAGGTTTTCACGTGAAACGGTGCTCTGGAAGACCGGCGAGACGATGCTGGATTTCCAGGTCGACTTTTTCCTGAATACCGAGGCGCACCGCGAGGCGGTCGAGGCCCAGTTGCCAACGCTGTTCAATCCGGGCGAGGGATACGGGGGCATTCTGCTCTCGGGGCATCCGCGGTATTTCTACACGCCGCTACGCGCCACGCTGATGGGGTTCGAACTCATCAACGACGAGGGCACGGCGTTCAACCGTGAGCGGCGCATTCGCGCTAAAATTCGCGGTGATATTGACGAGGTTCAGTTGCGTTGCGCGGTGACGTTGCAGCCTGTTTT